AACGAGAGTGAGCGATGAGTCTAGGAATTGATCTGAAACCGACAGGGCTGAAAGAAGCTCTTCGGACGATTAATTCCGTTGACCCCAAACTTCGTCGGGCTTACGGTAAAGAGATCCGTGAATTAGGCAAAGTTGTTGTTGATGCGATCACACCGTTGGTGCCGTCGTCTGCTCCGACTAGCGGTATGGATGGTCCGTGGCGTACCGGGTGGAAAGGCGGTCAGACCAAAAACGTTGTGGTCAAGACCAACACTCGAAAAGCCCGCAAACGAAACATTGCTCAAGGTGCCCAATATGAAACCATCGGCACGATTACCGTCGGCACAAAGGGCGCGGCTCTCGCGATCACCGACATTGCAGGCAAGGGCCCGAATAGGACTCGAAACCGAAACGCAAAAAGGGCACGACCTAACTTTGCTGGACTGTTGACTTCAAGTTTTGGTCGCGGGCCGTCCCGCATGATTTGGGCTGGTGGAGAAAAGGCAATTCCAGATTTTGAAAGAGCCCTCCAGCCATTGGTGAAACGGATAATCTTTGAAGCGAACCAAGAACTAATGAAAGTGAACCGCTAATGGCAATCAACATTCCGATCATTAGCGAATTTTCCGACGCTGGAATTAAAGCCGCCAAAGCCGCGTTTGGCAATTTCAAAACTGCTGTCGCTGATGCCGAGGGTGGCATGGGCAAGTTTAAGGCTGGCTCAAAAGTCGCTTTGGATGCTGTCGCCGCTAACGCTGGTACTTTTGCACTCGCCGCTGGTGCCACAATCGGAAAGTTTGTTGCTGACGGAATTACAGCGTTTCAAGACCTTGCTTTAGGCGCAGGAAAGTTCGCTGATGCGACAGGTCTAGCCGTTGAGGACGCGTCACGTTATATCGAAGCCGCAGGGGACATCGGGATTCCAGTTGATGCCGTTGAAGCTGCTATTGGTCGCCTTAACAAAACGATCGGCGCAGACCCGGACAAAGTTCGTAATCTTGGCGTTGACCTTGTGTATCTCAAGGACGGATCGTTAGACGTCAACGAAACATTCAAAAACACTATTGACCGTATTAAGGGCATTAAGGACCCAGCCGAAAAAGCCAAAGTTGCGACCCAGTTGCTTGGCAAGGGCTGGCAGACAATGGCAGTTCTCATTGAGGACGGATCAGCAAAATTGGACGAAAGCCTGCGCAAGGTTTCGGATCAAAAGATAATTACTGAAGCCGAACTCAAAATGGCTGAGGATTACCGCGACGCCATGAACAACCTTGGCGATGCGACCGAGGATATTAAAGTCAAGTCTGGTCAACGACTAATTCCCATGGTCACCTTTTTGGCAAATGGCGCAAGTGCGGCTTTAGACCTAGATACCAAAGTGACCGAACTGTTCAAAGACATTGTTGGTAATGGCACGCAGGCCGTGGAACCAATAAGCGATCTAGCGGGCGTTTTGGATGAAGGTCGAATTAACGCTGGCGACTTTAAGACAGCAATCCAACAAGCAAAATCACCTTTAGATGAGTTAACAACTTCCGCTAGTAACGCAACTGTCGCAATCGTTAACGCTGACACTGCGTGGAGAGATTTAACTGAACAATTCAACGAGGTTGTCGCATTAGATAAAGCCACTGAAGCCCTAGGCAAAATGGAAGCCGCCGCCGCGGAAGCGTTCGCAACTGGGGCTTATGACGACCTTGTTACCTACAACGAAAAAGCCGCCGAGTTCATGGAAATCCTTGCCGAAATATCTGGGCAAATGGACGGCATCTCATCCAAAGAAATCTTGATTCGTTTCCAAACGCAAGGTCCAGCAGCTGCACTCGAATTGGCTGGTTATCTTGCTCGCGGTGCTGAGTATGGCGGTCTCAGTGCTGCCGACGCTTTAGGGCTGGCTGGCATATCTACAGGTTCTAACAACACAAACGGACGGTTCCGTGGCCCAAGAGCCCTCGGCGGTCCCGTTGCCCCGGGTGGATCGTATCTCGTCGGTGAGCGCGGGCCCGAGTTGTTTACACCGTCGTCGTCTGGAAACATCACACCAAACAGTGCTATGGGCGGTAACACGATCACGGTCAATGTAAACGGTGGCGACCCGAACAGCATTGTAAGGGCCCTCCAACAGTATGTGCGCCAGTCGGGCCCAGTGCCCGTGAACACTCGAGCGATGTAATGCCAAAGATGACATGGACTGTTACCGCTGACGCTGGTGCTACAAGTTTTACAAGCCGTGTTTTATCGTTAAACATTACTGGCGGCCGTCAACAGTATTTAGACACTTATTCAGGTGGTCTATGCGTTTTTACTATTAACAATAACGACAACTTTGCAGACACAGTTTCATACGGAGAAATGATTTCTGTCAGAGGGTTATACAGCGGTGCTGATTTTGACTGTGATTTTTGGGTTCAAAAAATAACCTATAACGATTACCCGGGAAACACAGGTTTAAGCACAGCAACATTTACTTGTGCCGATTGGATAAGTCGTGCCGGTCGAATTAGCACCAATAGTTTGGTTATCGCCCAAGCAGATTGTGACGACCAATTAACTTATTTTGATACAGCAGGAGTTTTACCTGCAGATATGGGTGTCATTGCTTACGGTTCAGGGTCAATCGCTAGCGGTACTACATACACAGGCACAGTTAACAATTATCTAAACTTTTTAGTTACTACGGAACGTGGATATTGTTTTGTTCAACAGGGTTTAATTTATTTTATTGGGCGTACTTTTGTTTCAAGTCTTGCACCAATAGCAACCACTATTGGTAGAACATCGTCAGACACACAGATTGCTTATCAAGAACTTGAACGCATAGCCAACGGTTTTGAATTTATTAACACGGCGACAGTTTTGCCTAACGGCTTGGCTAGCCAAACCAGTACTAATACAACTTCCGTGTCGACTTACGGACCTGCTTTTTATTCGTCGTCTACAGTTGATTACACGACAACGCAAGCAAGCGGTAACGCTGATTGGATTGTTAACAATTTTGGTGACCCGACAACCGAAAGGTTTTTTTGTTCTTTTACAGATTTAGCGCAAAACGGTACGGCTTTATATTCTTGGTTAGCAGAATGTTTTGATGGAAATAATCGTACTGTTACTTTTAAGTACAGACAGCCTGGTGATGTTTCTGATTTAAGCGAAAATGTTGTGATGGAAGGGTATTCAATTAACGTGACGCCTGAACAAACCACGTTTGATTTGTCGTTTAGTCCGTTGCGGTATTACCAATTTTTTACGCTTAACTCATCAACTTTAGGTATTTTGGATACCAGCCGTCTTGGTTGGTAAAGGAGAAACATTATGGCTACACAGTGGACAGCAGGAACAACTAGCGGGCAGGTGTTGACGGCCGCGACGCTTAACACCATCGGGGCCGCATGGGAAACATTCACTGTCGGCTGGAAAGCAGCGACAACAAACCCAGCAATCGGAAACGGAACAATTGCCGGCAAATACACTCGAATCAACAAATTAGTGATTGTCCAAATTTGGATTGTTGCAGGTTCAACGACAACTTTCGGAACTGGTCAATACATTTTCGATTTGCCGATAACCGCCAAAACCACTTTAGGGCAATACGCCAGCGTCGGTTTTGGTTACCTTGTTGATTCTTCTGCTGCACGAATGGAAGATGCAACCCTTGCAGTTTTAAACAGTTCCACTACTCAAGTCGGTTTGAAGTATGGCCCGAACACAGGAAATTTTGGCGATGTAAGTTCAACCGTGCCGTTTACTTTTGCCAACGGCGACCAAATAACTGTCAACATTATTTACGAGGCGGCATAACATGAAAATTGACCTAACTTCATTACAAGACATTGAAGAATTACAAGCAGATTGGTGGATTGAACGCATGCGAAACCATCGCAACCGTTTACTTGCCGAATCCGACTGGACACAAGTCGCTGACGCACCGGTAGACCGTCAAGCATGGGCGACCTACCGCCAAGCCCTCCGAGACTTCCCAGCCTCATGGACCGCAGGCCCTGAAGCAGACTTCCCAGATACACCATGAAAACTCTTGCCATCGTCGCAGCTCTTGCCGTTGTCCTCATGTTCGTCGTCACTGGATGCAGTGACCGCACTCGACACAACTGCGAAACTAAACCCACAGCCACAAGGTGCGAACAATGAAAAGACTCAGCAACTCAGAAATTAAGGCCCGACTTATCTTGATCGTCGGTATTGCTCTCGCTGTCGCGTTTTTAGGATCAACCGCAGCTCTGCTTTACGGACTTCTATTCGTCGTCCAGCCATTAGACGTCAGCCCAAACGACGAATCAGCGTGGGGCTTATTGTCTCCGATGATGCTGTTTCTAACAGGCGCACTATCTGGAATACTGGCATCTAACGGCCTCAAAGACAAGGACAAAGACAATGACTAGTCGACCGTACACAGGAAACACTGACGGAAACCATCCGACACCACGCGCCGGCACGAAACGATTCGTAGAGTTCTGTGAGTATTTGTTCGGTGTCAAGAACATCGGCATCTACGCAAACCGTCCGATGCGCTCAGGCCCACAGTTGAGCGTCCACGCCTCATGGCGAGCCGTAGACCTCAAAGGTACAAAGGCTCAACGCAAAGCCCTAGTTGAATTTCTTTATGAGCATCGGGACAACTTCAACATTGAAGAGATTCATGCCTACGACGGCACTGGATGCCCTCTCACAGGTCTCACAAAGTGGGGAGCAGGCTACCGATGCGACCGTGACGCTTGGAAGGCTTGGACACCTACACGCAACGGAGGCACACCCGGTGCGGACTGGACTCACGTGGAAATTTCGCCGTTGATGGCTGACAGCCCGACGCTGGTAGAACAGGCTTTTGCTCGCATCTTCGCCTAATGGCTTGACATTCGGGTCTAGGTTCGGTCAAATGACTGCAACCAAGTGCGTCCGCTGATAGGCGGGCCCCGACCGCAGGAGGAAAGCAATGCAACAATCCCTTTTTGACGTTCTCGAAGTTCCAGCCGAGAAACTCAAATATGAAGCTTTTAAAGAGGCGAATCCGTGGGTGATCGAATCACTCACCAAGATGTGCTACAACATCTACAACAACGGACGCAACCATTACGGCATCGCAGCTCTTGTTGAAGTGTTGCGATACCAGCACGCAGTCGCTCAAGACCCGAACAGTGAGTTCAAGGTCAACAACAATTACCGCGCCTACATGGCCCGAGAGATCATGCAAAACAACCCGATGCTGGACGGCTTTTTCAGCACCCGCAAATCAGTTGCGGACTTATCAGAGGACTACTAAATGA